ATATACCTATATATCTATTATTTTTCTTATTTTATATTTTAATTAAAGAGAAAGAATGAAGTCCACTAAGTCCACTGAACCACACTTAAACACCTAATAAATAAACACTTAACCTCAGTGGACTTCATGAAACCAACCCCACTGAAACAAACACCAAGTCCACCAAGTCCACTGACTACCCAAATTAACCAAAATTCCTAATAGCATTTTGATTCCTATTCTAACTTTTGGAAAAAACATGAAGTCCACTAAGTCCACTGAATTTTTAGTCATGTCCACTTGATACCTAAGTTATCTAAGTTATCTAATATGATTTAAGTTTTAGATGATTTTTTCTTGAATACTCTGCACCCATCAAGGGTTCTGTATACCAGCCCCCTGTGTTCCTTTGTGAGTGCAATTGAAAAGTTTTTGATTCCCAGGTGTCTGATTCCATTATGTAGGCACCAGTCCCAATAGAACTGATGCAGGGTGGATGACCTGAGTTCATCACCTTCATCATCTTCATTCTTTCTGGGCCAGCTAAACTGGTTCAACCAGACTGTAATGGATTGTTCTGGGTCATTATCTTCCCTGTATTCTTGGACCTGCCTAATGATTTCATCAGGCTTGGTCAGCCCTTCCTGCTGATACAGAAGTGAACCCTGAACCAACCAGTTTAGAATGCCCTCAGATTCTTCCATGATCTTCACTGGCAGTGATGTGTCAAGATTCCCATTCTCCAGGCTAAAACTGGCCTTAAATGGCACTAGGCTAATCCTTGACCAAATGGCTGTGTTGCTTTCAGGGATGTTGGGTTTTTCATTGGTGCAAAGAATCAGGGTGTGGGTTGGTGCAAACTGCCATTCATTTTCATGCATTCTTCTGCAGGTGATCATGTCCCCACCTGTAAGCAATTTGACCAGGCTGACATTAAGTTCAGCACCCCTGGCTGTTTCCTGTGCAACCATAAGTCTTTTCCCATGAAAGCTGGCCAGCCAGGTTGGGTGACTATCATTTCCTTTGCACAGGTGGTTGGAATTTACCTGGGCAGCCAGCCCTGAGCCTAGAACCTGTTGAATGGTTCCAAGGATGGTTGACTTTCCATTCCTACCATCACCACAAAACACTGGGAAAAGGTGGTCATTGGGCTGACCTGTGATAGCCATGCCGAAAAGTTTTTGGACATACCTGATAAGGTCCTTTGACCCTAAAAAGACATCATCAAGCAACTGCAGCCATCTGTCACATTTTGCCTGGGGATTGTAATTGGTGGGACACATGGCCTGCTGCCAGTCAGACCTTTTATGCTTCCTTAATTCCCCATTGGTTAGGTCTATGGTTCCATTTGGACATGCCAAAACATTTCTAATGACCGGGATTTCATGAACAAATTTCCTCAGGTCTGATTCACTTTTAATGTGGGAAATGATGCTGTTTAGTTTGCCCAATTTCTGGCAACTTTTCAACCATTTCACCCTGCTGCATTCCAGTGCCTCATTGGTGTCAGGGTTTCCCAGTTTGTTTAGTTGGAATTCCAGTCTTTCCCTAAGGAATGTCTTATAAAGGATGTGTGGCCCATATTTGTCCCTTTTCCAAATGCCACCTGACCAGATCAGGAAATCATCCCATTCATTAATAAAACTGATGTTTTTCCCAAACCTGTTTTTTAGCAGCAGACATTCAGACCATTCAGACCGCATGTCCTCAGCATTGGATTGCTCAAGATATTGGTTTTTGTTCAGTTCCTTGATGGTGGCAAACTGTTCCAGATACTGGATGGATTTCTGCCTGTCCAAGATTTCATATTCACCCTTGGCAGCCAACAGGTCATCCAGCCCCTTGCCCTTGGATCCATCCCACACTGCCATTCTGATGTCATGTTCGGGAAACTTGATGAAGGTTTTCAACAGGTTCAAGGATGTGGTTTTTCTGGCTGTTTCATTGGCATCCTGGTCATATGCCAAAATGAATGTTTCCAAGGGGTTGGATGATATGAACCAGTTTGCGGGTTCCACATTGTTTGCTGGTGTTCCCAGAACTGGTAGACCATGAACCATGCACAGGACATCAGCCTTAAGATAGCCTTCAGTGATGAAAATAGGTTTGCCAGTCCTGTGATTGGTTTTAAATTGAATGGAAAAGTGCAGGGATGGTGTGGCACTTGCTCCACCATGTTTGCTGCTGCTCATGAAAAGATATTTTGGGCCTTCTCCCCTGATTCTTGGCCTCAGCATGATGGCAGTGATGTTTCCAGCATAATCCCTGGCTGGTATCATCAGCCCTTCCTGGCCTTCAATCCAAGGCTTTACACCCTTTCCTGATGGGCAGTTTTTGCTGATCCCAGGAACCCTATAGATATCATCACCAAATTTTTCCAACAGTTTTTGGGCAACTTCACCCCTGTCTGCACTGTTATGAAATGGCATGCTGCCAAAAGACAAGGCAAATAAAATCCGCCCATTGACATTCATGATGCCCCTGTCTCTTAACTGTTTTAAATCTTCATTGCACACTGGTAATTTACGCAAAATAAATTCATAGACAGCAGCTATTTTCAAATCTGTCACTGGTGCCTTGTAATTGGTGGTCTGATAGGATGACATGGTGTTTTGAGTGTAAAGTGTGTAATCCCTGCCATCTTTCCCAGTCTCAGTTTTCTTTATGGCCCATCCGTTCACTGGTCCTGTTACCCGCCAGCAGCAGACCAACCCATCATCATTCTTGCTGCACTGGTCAGGCTTTCCACAGATAGGGCATGGGCTGGATTTGGTGACTGTCTTTAATGTCATACTTCATCCTTCAATAAATTGGCCAAAGCAAGATAAGCTGCTCCATCTTCCAATGAATCTTGATGATGACCCTTGGATAATCTGGCAATCTTAAGCAGACACATCATGACTGCCACATCATAGGACCTGACATCTGACCCAAGATATTCAGACCAGAGTGACGCTATTTTCCCCAGGCTAATTTCTGGTGGTTCATAATCAGAAGCCCTTTCCCGGATCAGATCCAGGCATTTGTCCATGAATGCCTGAATCTTTTCATGCTGTGCTTCTGGTAATGGTGAAATGATTTTTTTAGACATGGATTTCCTTAATAAGATGGATGCACCCTGACAGGTAGAATTTCAAAACCCTGGCAGGGTGCTGACCCTTGGTGGCCTAAAACTTGATTATTTTTTTGACGCATTTTCTGCAATAGTGCAGCACCTGCTGCCCATCTGGAAATGCTATCCATTCATGAATGTCCAGCCACTTTTCCAGTTCCTTGGCCGTCCAACAGTCCGGGCTGTGCCTGGTGCATTCATTGCAAATGGCTGTGTAAAGCACATTCTCAGCAGAGAACAAAACAAAACCATCAGGAATCTGAAAAGCAACCAAAGTTGAATCAACCAGAAAACCTGATGCCACATCCCACCCTTCAAGAAAGTTCAGTGGTTTACCATGTCCCCATTCCCAGACCTTGCAGCCCAGGCATGACATCTGCTGCAACCATCCCCTAAGGTCTGTTTCATCCCTGATAATGAATGGTTCTATGATGATCAGGCCATCAGTTGGCCCGGCTAGGGCCTCTAAATGAAAGTCAAATGAGACATGGCCATCACGCAATGTGATGGACATTTGTTTGCACTTGACCTTGGTTTTGATGATGGGTTCTGTGACCAGATGATCCAGAAGTGCTATGCACTTTTCATGATCCAGATTGGCCATGAAATCTGCTGGGAATTCTGTGTTTTTCAGTGTGACTACATCCATGTTTCACCCCTTTAAAATATGGGTGGTGAAAACAATCCACCACCCTTCTGCCTTCCCTGTGCGACTTAGAGTTAAAAAGGCAGATCCGCATCAGATACTGGTTCCTGACCCTTGGTGGATTCATCCAAGGATTCAAGGCCTATGGTTGCATAATCACCACTGGTTCCCTTTTTAAAGTGCAAGGTACAACCAATCATATGTTCACCTGCTGTGGCAAGTTCTTGGGTGTATGGCCTTCCATAGTTTGGACCCCATTGCATCACATCAAATCCAATTCTTTTCATGCTGGTAAGACACCTTCTCATGTTGCCATCAGATGTCAGCCAGTAAGTCAATTGATGTGGTGTCCCATTCACCTTCAAGACAATTTCAAATATGGTCCTGGGTCCTTCTGTCAGTTCAAGTTTTTTAATTCCTGCACTGGTTATCCAACCTGAATAATTACCATCTGGCAAAGATTCAACCTTGGGAAGTTTGTCACTTTTCAAATCAACTTGGTTATCCAAACTAAATGCACTGCTCATGATAAAAATCCTTTCTTATTTAATCCTTAGATGTTCACCCCTGGGCAACAGTTCGCAACCAGGCAGGGAAGTGCCCATGGTCAATGCCTCCCTGATGGCATCAGTATTTGCTGACAGTGTGATCTTTTGGAATTCAACTGGTAACTGTTCTGGTGGCACATCCACTTTGATTGGTTGGTGTCCACCATTCGCACAGATGGAAACCCGAAAAGTCTTGGTTTCCAGTTTCTTCACATTCTGCAACCCAAAGAAATACTGCAGCCGATTCTTCATCTGCTTGGCAGTGTTCCCATCCCGGTCTGATAGAGCCTTAATCCTTGCAGCCTCATCAGCCCTGGCTTTGCTAGTCAATTCCAGTTCCCGGATGATTTTGCAGTATGATTCCACCTTGTCTTCAATCTTGCCTTCCAGTTCCTGAAGCAATTCATCAAGCACAGGATCCAGTTCCCCAGCCTCTGCTGATTCCTTCTCCACCCAAAATTCCAAAATCTTGGCCCCTGAGGCCAGATCAAGAATGCTCATTATTTAACCTCCAATTTCTTCTTGAGGTTTTTCTTAGCCTCAGTCATCTGCTGTTCGTGCATGGCTTCCACACTGTCTACCTTGTAATGCTTCAGCATTTTGGAAAGTGTTCCAGGGAAATTGTTTTCCACAGCCAGACAGAGTTCCCTAAATTCACTCAGGTCACTTTGCTTTTCAGGCTCCTTCACTGGGGCTAGAAGTGCTGCAACTTTGACTGGTCCAGGTGCAGCTTTAACAGCCTGCACTGATTCCACCTCAGTTTCATCCAGCCATCCAAGACCACAGATAGACAGTGTCACCCGCCTTTTGGCCTTGGTTTCAGCCTTCATCAATGCATTTGCCCTGGCTTCACCTGACAGTCCTTTGACAGTGACAACCCCTGATGATTCATCAGTCCTGCCTGAAGCATCCTCAGCCCTGGCCACCACTGTGTAGATGTCTTCCACCAGTTCCCTTGAATGAATGGTTATTGATACTCCATGGATCTTTCTTAACTGGTCAGAACAGGCCCGTGTTGCGTACAGTTTTAATTGTCCATTAAGCTTGATGAATTCAAATGGCTGGGTGTGTGGGTTAAGACCTAGACTTTCACAGACCCGCAAATAATAGGCAGCCCTTTGGTTTTCATCCATGCTGCCAAGGTCACCCTGGACCAGCACTGAATCAGCCTTTATGACTGATGATCCATTCATGTTATTTTGGACTCGCAATGCGTTCATTTAATACCTCTTCTCTAAAAATCTTGAATGATTTTGGCCCATCAAAACACATTTGATAGGTTCCATCCGTCAACTTTCTGAAGCTAACTTTCAACTGGTGGTCCGGGTTGGTGTCACTCCAGATCACCACTTTTTCATCTATGTCCCGCTTAAGAATCAACATCCCTGTTTTCCTCCTCATCTATGTCGTTTAGGCCTTCTTCATGAATGACCGCCAAATATTCCACAATCGTTTCCAGATGCTTGCTAATTCTCCTTTCAAGGGTTCTTTGTTCCCGGAAAGTGTTTTCCGGGTGCAGTTGTGCTGAATACTCAAAGACCTTAGTCATCAGGTCTGCAAGTAGATTTGCCATGGGCTTACTGATCCTTGCCATTAATATTCCTCCATAAACTTAATTTATCTTTATTGTCTGCTATTGTCAGTTTGCATTGTAGCTGACAAATAATCTTGGTTGTCTGACATCAGGCTGATGTCATTTATTGAGTTGGTAGCCGTTCCTGGTCTTGATAAGGATCAGCCTTTCCACCAGGTCAGCCAGCTTGGATCTGAATGTGCTGCTGTTTTCCAAATCCAAGGCATTGGAAATGCCCTTTGATGTTAGGCAACCAGTCTTCACAGTCTGGATGATTAGACTTTCCAGTTCCGTGAATTTTTTCCAGTGCTTGGGCCACTTGCGTTTAGGCTTTTGGTTTTTTAAAAGGCCATCCATGGCCTGGGCTTCATCCTTGTGAATCCTGATCTGATCTTCCTGATGTGACATGTTGAGAATCCTTTCATAAAGGGTGGGTTAATTAATATTTAAAGCCTTGATCAGGTCTGCAGTGGCTGCTGACTGACCAACATAGTGAGAGGTCATGGATTGGTGGGTGTGGCCCAGCATCACCCTGGCAACTTCCAGCCCGTGTTGCTGTTGGATCTGTCTTGCCCTTCCGTTCCTGATACCTCTCAGGCTCCATCCTGAATGCTTAAGGATTCCCTTCTTGGTTAGATGCACTGTACATTTTTTCACTATCCGCTGGTAGGTTAGCCGTGAAATAAATCCTAATTTATTTTTTTTTGACGGGAAAAAAAACCCACCAACAGATGGTTTCATGCCAGCCAAGATATTGATGGCACTTTGCCCCAAAAATAAAGACCTTCCTTCCCCTCTCCAAGATCCTTTATGGTCTTTCAAATTCCAGATCATAAGATCAGGACTCACTTGTTCCAGTTCATTGGCATTTAATCTGACAATCTCGCAAGGCCTTGCAGCCGTGTGCCAATGCAGCTGAATCAACTGCTGGATGGGAATGGGCAGATGGGGAATGATGTCTTGTAGTTCAGTCCATTGGACTGGCTTAGTCCTGACAGGTGGCCTTCCCTGCCTTGGGTTGGGCTGCCAGATGGATTTGCAAGCCAGGAATGTGGACTGGCTGACCTGACCCCTCTCCCAGGCAAAGCCCACCCACCTGATGATTTTGTTCAGGTATTCCCGGATGGTCTTCCTGCTAAGGCCCAGACCTATCATGTGATCCCTGAATTTCCTGATGTGCTGGACTGTCAGTCTTTTCAGGCTTAGGTCACTGGGAACAATCTCCAAGAACTTTTTGTGACAACACCTATGGGTTGTCAGTTCTGTGGAATTCTGCAGATAGGTCTGCAGGTAGTTAAGAAATTCATCAAAAGAAACTGAAACTGTAGAAATCATGGTTCCATCCTCCAAACAAGTTACTGGGCAAACCTAGAGGATGGACTAGGTATCTTGGTTCGGGACCAAGAGGTCGCAGGTTCAAATCCCGTTACCCCGACTGGAACCAAATAGATATGACACAGGCTCCATCCTCTAACTGAATGGATGGTATTGGATTAGTTAACATGGTGTCAAGATTATTTTAAAATTTACTTCATCTCTGATGGCACCAACCCCACATCATCCGGGTGATGGATGTGTGTGTTATTGATCCATCTTAATCGCATCACCTCAATTTTTTCAGGAGATCCGGGTGGATGATTGGTTGGCTTTTCAGGAAGCTTGGTTGGGGTTTTTAAGGCTTCATTCTTGTCTTCCCGGTCTACCCTAAACTTGGTCTTAATCTTGAATTTTTGGGCCTTTGGATGCTGATAACATGCAAGGCAAAGATAGCGTGATTTGTGTGGTTTAATCTTAAGACATGATAGACACTGAATCATCCTGACTGTTGCCATGGTCACTCATGGTTGCCACTTCCGTGTGTAGTTATTTAGATGGTCTGGTCTCTATTTTCCGATAGAACCTCTTAACATCCATTATCACATTTGGATTGTAGGAAGACCAGCTTAGCAGGTGTCCCCAGACAAAGTGACATTTCCCTGGACCATTGCAAAGGGTGACCAGGTTATCCCATTCCAGTTCCCTTTTGTCCCCATCAGGAAATGAATAG